AGAACTTCAGTCGACCGCAGGACTAGTTGCCGCAGATGCCAATGCCGGCGCCGCGCATCTCCGCTCATTCCCGTTACTTCGAGCAGCCTCGGTTCCTAGCATGAGCAGCGTTCACCTGCCGAGCGCCTACCATGTTTCATCACGAACCTTCCTCCATCCCTGAAGCGCCGCGGCATCCGCACCAGGAGATTGTCGATCTGCTGGCCGCCGCGTTCCTGCGACTGCGCAAACACGCAATGTCGGCTGCGAACGGCGAGAGCGCGGTTGGCCTTGGCTTTGGTGGCCAGCAGCGTGTTCATGCGAACTCCTCTCAACTGAAAGGAGTTCGCTGATGTCGATTCCCGATACCAGCCCCGACGCGGCGACGGTCGCCGCCCGTGTCGCCCAGCTCCCGCACCTGCCAATGGAACAGCTATGGGCGCTGTGGGATGACCATTTCGACGAGCGTCCCGGCCACCACCAGCGTGTCTGGCTCGAATCTCGGCTGGCCTACCGGATGCAGGAGCGCGCCTTCGGCGGACTGAAGCCATCGATCCGCAAGCAACTCGAAGACATCGGCGAGACCGGACTGCTTCCGCGAGCAATCCGGCGTGATGCCAACCGCCTGTTGCCCGGCACGATGCTGACGCGAGTGTTCGATGACGTGGAGCACCGCGTCCTTGTGCGCGGGCCGAACGACTTTGAGTACGAGGGTCGGCGCTACACCAGCCTGACCGCCATCGCCTGCCACATCGCAGGCACGCGGTGGTCGGGCCCGGCGTTCTTTGGGCTGACCACCAAGGAGCGTGCATGAAAGTGCAGCGCACGACCAATTCGCCGTCTGCGCCCGTTGTCTCGAAAAAGCGCTGCGCGATCTACACGCGCAAGTCCAGCGACGAGGGGCTCGATCAGGAATACAACAGCCTCGAAGCCCAGCGCGATGCCGGCCTCGCCTTCGTCGCAAGTCAGCGCCACGAAGGCTGGCTGGCGCTGGACGACGGCTACGACGACGGCGGGTTTTCGGGCGGCAACATGGAGCGTCCTGGCCTGCGGCGTTTGCTCGCCGACATCGAAGCCAAGCGCATCGACATCGTGGTCGTCTACAAGATCGACCGCCTGACGCGCGCGCTCGCGGATTTCGCCAGGCTCGTTGATGTGTTCGACCGCAACAACGTGTCCTTCGTGTCCGTGACCCAGCAGTTCAACACCACCACGTCGATGGGCCGGCTGACGCTGAACATCCTGCTCTCGTTCGCGCAGTTCGAGCGTGAGGTGACTGGCGAGCGCATCCGCGACAAGATCGCCGCCAGCAAGGCCAAGGGCATGTGGATGGGCGGCGTGCCGCCGCTGGGCTACGACGTGGTCGAGCGCAAACTCGTGGTCAACGAACGCGAGGCTGCCCTGGTGCGCGACATCTTTCGCGGCTACGCCGAACATGGATCCGCCGCGCGAATCGTGCGCGAGTTGGCGCAGCAAGGCATCACCACGAAGTCGTGGGTGACCCAGACAGGACGCCAGCGCACGGGCAGCGCAATCGATCAAAAGTTCATCTTCAAGATGCTGCGCAACCAGATCTATCTGGGCGATCTGACCCACCGCGGTCAGGCGTACTCCGGGCAACACCAAGCCATCGTCGCGCAGGAAGCGTGGGACGCAGCGCAGGCGTTCATGGAGCGCCGAAAGCAGGGGCCTCGCGATGTTCTGCCGAAGCATCCTGCATTGCTCGCTGGGCTGCTCTTCGCGCCCGATGGCCAGCGCATGATCCACTCGCACACGCGCAAGAAGAACGGCCGCTGCTACCGCTACTACGTCCCGCAGATGCACAAGGTTCACGCTGCCGGCACCCAGCGCCGCGCAGACGTACCCAACATTGGCCACCTGCCGGCGGCCGAAATCGAAAATGCGGTGTTGGCCCAGGTCCATGCCGTGCTGGCAGCTCCCGAGGTGCTGATCGGTGTTTGGCGCGCCTGTCTGCGCCATCCGCAAGGCGCTGGGCTGGACGAAGCGCAGGTGGTCGTCGGCATGCGGCGCATCGGGGATGTCTGGGCACAACTATTCCCCGTCGAACAGCAGCGGATCTTGCGACTGCTGATCGAACGCATCCAACTGCAGGGGAACGGTTTGGACATCCACTGGCGCGAGGACGGCTGGATGGGCCTGGGCCCCGATGTTTGCAGCCATCCGCTCGTCGACGAGCACCAGGAGCGGGAGGCCGCCGCATGAACAAGGACTCACGGCGGTTTGCGGTCACCATCGAGACCGGGGCCGATCCACGCAGCTACATCAACAACGGTCAGCGGGTGACCTCGGTGCCGTTGACGATCAAGCGTCGCCAAAACCGCAAGGTGCTTACGCCACCACCGTCGGCGCCAACGGATGCCTCGGTCGGCGGCTTCGACGAGCCCATGATCAAGACGCTGGGCAAAGGCTTCTATTGGCAGAAGCGGCTGGACGAAGGCCGATATCCCCACGTCGGCGATCTGGCCCGAAAGCAGAAGCTCGAACGCGGCTGGATCTCGGAGATCCTGCGGATGACGTTGCTGGCCCCCGACATCATCACCGCCATCGTCGAGGGTCGGCAGCCACGCCACATCAACCTGCACGCCCTGCGCGGCCGCATCGACGTCATACCGCGCGACTGGAACGAGCAGCGCCGAATGCTGGGCTTCCCCGAGCGCTGACCTGATCCCGACACCGATCCACCCTCCAGCGGCGAGCCTCGTGCTCGCCGTTGCCGTTTCTGGCGTCGGCGAACCACTGGCGAATATTTGCGACCCGAAATATTCGCCAGTGCGTCCATCGGAAATTCGCCACTGAAAACCTGAAATACCTCCACCGATTCCGCAGCGGAATCATTGGAGGAACAGATGCAAGCTCAAGCACGCAGTACCCCGCCCATCAGCGACCTGGCCCCCGGCGACCGCCGGGTCTTGAACGAAAACGAAGTCGCCAATCGCTGGGGCGTGAGCCCCAAGACGCTGCAGCGGTGGCGCTCGGAAGGCCGCGGCCCGAAGTACCTGAAGTTGTCCAAGCGCGTCGGCTATCCGCTGGAGTCGGTGATCGACTTCGAGCGCCGGGTGCTGCACGACTCCACCTACCAGCACGCGTCGGCGTGAGGTGGCGGCCATGACTGCACTCACCGTTCTCCCTGACCGACTCACCGCTCTCAGCGTCGCCGACCTGGCTGCGCTGCCGGCAACGCAACTCGCCGAGATCGTCCGCAACCTGGACGAACTCCTCGGCTGGCACAAGCAGCAACGCGCCAAAGTCGATGCGGCGCTGGACCGCAGCTACGCCGAACGCATCCAGTCGGCGCGCGCCAACGCCGGCAAGGACTTCGGCACGGTGCACATCGACGACGGCGGCATCCGCATCACCGTCGATGTACCCAAGCGCGTGTCCTGGGACCAAACGAAGCTCGCGGCCATCGCCCAGCGGATCGCCGCAGCCGGCGAAAAGGTCGAGGACTTCATCGACGTCGATTACGCCGTCAGCGAATCGCGGTTCAACAACTGGCCGCCGACCCTGCGTGAGCAGTTCGCCGCCGCCCGCACCGTGAAGCCGGGCAAGCCGACCTTCCGCCTGACCACCAACTCCGAGGACTAAACCATGAGCACCAATCCGGTTGCACTGCTGCGCCAGCGCGCGCCTTCGCTGTACAGCGAATTTCTTCCCGCCGACCTCCGCTACCGCAACGCCGCTGGCCACAGCGAGATCGTAGCGCTGGAGTCCGCGACGGTCGATGAGTTGGCGTTCGCGATCCAGACCCTCCACCGCGAGGCCAGTGTCATCACCCGCCAGCGCGTGGCGCTGGAAGACCTCTACAACGCGCTCCGCCTGCGCCTGGCGCGCGGCGCCGACCGCGTCATCGACGTGAATCTGGAGGCCGCATGAGCCTCCCCATCATCTCCGCGCAGCAGCGGATGGCAGAGCGCAAAGGCGTGAAGCTGCTGATGCTCGGCAAATCCGGCATCGGCAAGACCACCCGGCTGCGTGACCTTGAACCGTCGACGACGCTGTTCATCGACATCGAAGCCGGCGATCTGTCGGTCGCGAGCTGGCCCGGCGACACCATTCGCCCGGCGTCCTGGCCCGAGTGCCGCGATCTGTTTGTCTACCTCGCCGGGCCCGACCGCTCGTTGCCGCCGGAGGCTGCGTTCTCGGTCGCGCACTACGAGCACGTTGTCGGCCAGTTCGGCGATCCGGCGCAGATCGACCGCTACGCGACCTTCTTCGTCGACTCGATCACCCAGATGTCGCGATTGTGCTTCACCTGGTGCAAGTCGCAACCAGGCGCCATCAGCGACCGCTCCGGCAAGCCGGATCTGCGCGCCGCCTACGGGCTGCTCGGCCAGGAAATGGTCGGCGCGTTGACGCACCTGCAGCACGCGCGCGGCAAAAACGTGGTCTTCGTCGCGATCCTCGATGAGCGTCTCGACGACTTCAACCGCAGGGTCTTCGAGCCGCAGATCGAGGGCAGCAAGACCGGGCTGCAAATGCCCGGGATCGTCGATGAGGTCGTGACCCTCGCCGAGATCAAGGCCGAGGACGGCAGCTCCTACCGCGCCTTCGTGACCCACACGCTCAACCCCTTTGGCTTTCCCGCCAAGGACCGTTCCGGTCGCCTCGATCTGCTCGAGCCGCCCGATCTCGGCGCGCTGATCGCCAAGTGCGCGGGTACCCCTGCGGCCACCACCTCGCTCTCACATACCGCTTCCAAGGAGTAACCCATGAACACACCCAATGCTTCGAGTTGGAACGACTTCAACGATGCCGATACCCAGAACGGCTTCGACCTGATTCCCAAGGGCACGCTGGTGCCGGTCCGCATGACCATCAAGCCCGGTGGGTACGACGACCCGTCGCAAGGCTGGACGGGCGGCTACGCCACGCAGTCCTACGAGACCGGCGCGGTGTACCTCTCCGCCGAGTTCGTGGTCACCGGCGGCGAATACGCCAAGCGCAAGCTGTGGAGCAACATCGGGCTGTATTCGGCCAAGGGTCCGACCTGGGGCCAGATGGGCCGCAGCTTCCTCCGGGCCGCGCTCAACAGCGCGCGTAACGTCCATCCGCAGGACAACTCGCCGCCAGCGGTCGCCGCGCGCCGCATCGCCGGGTTCCACGATCTCGATGGCCTGGAGTTCCTCGCCCGCGTCGATGTCGAGAAGGACGCCAAAGGCGGCGACCGCAACGTGGTCAAGTTGGCTGTCGAGCCCGACTACCCGGACTACGCCCGCCTCATGGGCGTACCGACCCGCACCCACGGCGCACCGTCGGCGCCCGCGGCGCGCACGGCCGCGGCACCGGCGCAATCCCCTGCACCGGCAACCGCCGCGCCCACTCGCGCGCCCACGGGCAAGCCGGCCTGGGCGAGCTGAGGATGGCCAGTGAAATGTTGGGTCTGCAAACGACAGGCGCGCGGGTTCGGCCATGCCGACACCCGCTTCAAGCCAACCGATCCGCGCCACCACCCCTGGGACTGGGTGTTCTGCTCACGCCGCTGCCAGGACGCCTTTCACGCCCTGTACGGCCGCTGGAAGAACGCCCGCGCCCAAGGAATCACCATTCCGGAGACCGACATGATCGATGCCACTGAGATCGAGCGCGCCTGCCTCAAGAAGTGCCTGAAGGCCTTCGGCGCAGCGGCCGAGGACATCGGTTTCGACAAGCCGCTCGGCGACTACGCCGAGCAGGAGGCACTGCAGGTGATCGGCGCCATCGTCACCTGCTTCACCAACGCAATGGCGGCGCATCACGAGATGGCGAAGTACCCACCCGTGCACGGCATGCCGGAGGGTCGTGATCCGCTGACCGATTTCTCCGATCTGGAAGACAAGGCCTTTTGGGAGAGAACGCCATGACGCTCGACTTCAACGCGACGGCGAGCATCAGCGGTCAGCTCACGGCACGCATCGACCGCGCATTGCAGGCTGCGCGCGCGGCGGACAAACCACGCGACTACCTCGGCGCATCGCGTCTGGGCGTCGAGTGCGAGCGCGCGCTGCAGTTCGAGTACGCCAAGGCGCCGGTGGACTACGGCCGTGATTTTGACGGGCGGATGTTGCGCATCTTCCAGCGCGGCCATGTGATGGAAGACTGCATGGTGGCGTGGCTGCGCGACGCCGGATTCGAGCTTCGCACGCACCAAGCCAACGGCGAGCAGTTCGGATTCGCCGATGCGAACGGCAGGCTGCGCGGGCACATCGACGGCGTGATCGTTGGCGGACCGGACAACCTTTCGTATCCGGCGCTCTGGGAGAACAAGTGCCTGGGCGCAAAGGCCTGGCGCGACATCGAGTCCAAGGGGCTCGCTGTCTCCAAGCCCGTGTACGCGGCGCAAGTAGCGCTCTATCAGGCGCATCTGGAGCTCCACGAGCACCCGGCGATCTTCACCGCGATCAACGCCGACTCGATGGAGATCTACGTCGAGCGCGTGCCGTTCAACGCGGCGCTTGCGCAGCAGATGACCGACCGCGCAGTGCGGGTGATCGGCGCGACCGAGGCTGGCGAGTTGCTGCCGCGCCGCTTCCATGACGCCACTCACTTCGAGTGCCGGATGTGTGCCTGGCAGGACCGCTGCTGGAGGACGCAGGCATGAACTCTCGATCTGTGAGTCACGTGCTCGGCGAAAAGCTGGTCGATGCCCGCAACGCCGCCATGAGCCTCAATTTGCCGCTGCATTGGCTCGTGCAAAAGCAGCAACGCAAGCGCCGGGGCA